TCTTCTTCACTTACATTAAATTTGTCAAAAGCACCTTCATCTTTTGGATCAAAATCTTCTCCATATTTCATTTTAAAATGTGCTCTTGAATTACGTGTTCCTTTTCCCGGCCCCCATTGTCTTATTCTATCTACGTAGTCATCTCTAGAAATTTTTACATTTCTAAGTATTGTTACTAAACCTTTTAAATGTAATTTACCAATTTCAAACCATTCTTCTCGAGACAAATTATCAAAGTCAACATCGTCAATATAATGCCCAAATGACCCAAGCCCTGGTATTTCAGTTACCTTCAATTCGTTCTCCTTTACTGCTAATATTAATGTATTTAATCATCTCTACAGTAAAAAAGACTAGTCCTGGTTAAATATGTAATAATGATTACTTTACCGGAACTTAGTTTGTACATCAGTCATACATGCGACATTGGCTGTGATAGTTGTTTTACCTACAATAACTTAAATTGGGGCGGACATTTTAAGCCACATGAAGATTTGTATAAATTAAAAGACAAAGTTTACTTTGACTGGATAACAATCTTAGGTGGTGAGCCTACTACTAATCCGTATCTGAATGATTGGATGAAACAAGTAGAAACTGTTTGGCCTAATCATGATAATAAATGGATAGTTACAAATGGAAGAAACTTGGACAGAATTCCCAGTGACTGGCCAGAAAGAAATTGGCGTTTAGAAATATCTGCACATTCACCTAAAGATTTGAGTTGTACACTTGCTTGGTTTAATAACAATTTTCCTAAGATTACGTGGAAAAAGTATTTTGACGATTCACACGAAGACGCAGTATGGCATTACGAACTTTCACTAGATGGAAAGTATATGGGGAAAATAAGCGAGTCTTGGTTGTTTTATAAAGAGAGCTTAATTGCAAAACCAGGACAGAAACTTACTTGGGATAAACTTTATGATCCAAAAGAATCACATAAAAAATGTATTGCTTCAGAATGTATGTACTTCTTAGAAGGAAGATTTTATAGATGTGCTAGACAAGCAATATTGCCACAATTATCAAAAACTTTTCAGATAGACGGAAAGTACAAAGATTTAGCAAGTGCAGATTTAGGTTGTACAATTGACGAATTTAACGAGTGGGTTAAAACTAGATTAGAGCCACAATCACAATGTGCTTTTTGTCCATGGGCTGAAAAAATTACACTTCCAGAAGTTTCTAAAACTAAAAAGATTAAAGTACTAACACTTTCTGACAGCAATTCTAATTGACACCCACCAGTCGTCTGTCCAGTTCCAAGCACTATGAGGAATTTGTGTATCAAAGATAATAGTATTTTTATGATTGTAAACAGTTTTTCCTACTTTAACTCCAACTTTATCTGCATCGTAACTAGGAACAAACAATCCTATATACACACTAAGCCAATCTATTTCTGCATACGGTTCTAATTCTACAGTATCAACATGTGGATATAATTGAGACTGTGGCCCAAACCCGATTATGTTTGCATCAATAAATTCTGGTATTGTTTTTAATAATTTATAAGTTTTTGGAAATAGCGTGTCGTCTACAACTATAAAATTTAAATTAATATCATTACGATCACGCGGATGGATATCCGTTAAGTCTGGGCTATCGTCAACTTCAATTACATTTGTAAAATGCTGTAATAAGTTTTCGATAGACTTTGCCTCTTGTGTAGCAATCTGTTGTATATTATGATAAATGGTTGAGGACATATTCTTTGTTTGGTATATTTGTAGCGTTAATAATTGTTTTTACTTCTTCTTTGTCACTATAATTTTTAACATCTAGATGTAAAGGATAAGTTAATATATTTAATTCCCAATCAACATTTAAGGTTTTTACAAAACTTTCTAGCTCGGGCATTCCGTGCCAGTTGTTTAAATGTAACACACTATTAATACTCATCGAAAAATTATTATCTTTTACTTGTTCAATAAAGTTTAATACATCGATCCATTTTGTTCCGCTACGAACTTTTTCATTTAGCTCTTTATATCCATCAATACTAACAATAAAATGTACATTTTTGAACTGTTTTAATAAACTTATAAGTTGCTCAGATAACATAAATGTTGCGTTAGTGTTATAAGTTATTTCAACTTTGCTAGGATCTTTTACTAAATTTAAAAACTTTTCGTGGCGTGAAGTCATTAACGGTTCACCACCTAAAAATACTACTTTTTTTATTGTATCTGGAACTGAAGTAATTTCATCAATACTTGTATAATGTAGACTTTTAGGCGCATCAGGATTGAGTTTTTTACTCCACGCACTACTAAACTCTCCCCAACAACCGTCACAGGTTAGATTACATATATTGTCAAACCCAATTTCTAAATATTCTAACCCTACTGTATCAGTATCATATGCTTCGTTAAATTTTTGTCGTAAACTTTTTCTTCCTTTGTGTTCTTCGTACATACACTTAGCACACTCAGGCATTTTAGATACATCAGTATTCCTAAGTTCTTCGTATACATCTGATATAAGAATATCCTCCAAACTACCTTTAAAGGTGTCAACAGGCTTTTTAAAACGACAACAAGGAAATACTCTGTTATCGCCTCTTACATTAGTATGCTTCCAAAATGCAGAACATTTCTTCACGTTGCGCCGCCACCTCCATAAACTCTATCTCTACCTTCAATACGTTCTGGCAAAAACTCTTCAGGAACAGGTATAATAATATCCGAATAACCGATTCTGTTAACAATAAATTTTTCTAATTGCCACCAATCGATTCCTAAGTCATCGTGCCAATGACGCCACATTTTTTTCTGGTATTCATTTTTTTGCAGTATTAAGTTATAATTGTATTCTACATCTTCACGAATTTTTTCATCATGCTCTCTATGTGTTAGTAGATATTTTGTATTTTCTACTACTGCCGCCATACGTTCTTCGTCATCTTCTATCATTCCGTAATCAGGTATTGGCAAATATTCTTTGAATGTTTTATAACCTAATCTTTCTAAATACTCCCATTGTCCGGGCCAACCTGCAAGTATAAAAGGACGTCTATGCATAATAGGACGCCATATCTTTTCTGTTAAAAATTGATAATTACCAGTGCCCCAATAATTAGGACCTTCTGCTACTACGTCAAACAAACAATTTTCGTAAACACCAATATCAATTAGCGTAGGATTATGAACCCACTCAGTATCTCTAACTGTATACCAAGGCTCGTCAAATTCTTCTGTAGTATAATTTCCATACCAAGGCATACAAGTTAAGTATCTATCGTCAAATCTTTTTTCACAATCTTTAAGAAACTTTTCATACTTTTCGTCTGTCCAATCTGGAAAAGTTTCTCGCATATAGTCTCTGCACCACTGCTGATCCAATGGTGCCCAAGGTGGAAAGAAACTCCACTCAAGATCCTTACCTACCATACCTTCATCGTAAAATCTAGCAAGCAATCCAATTCGATTGCAGCGATCAGGCATACCACCTAGCATCAATGCTCTAGTCTGTGAAGTATCCCAAGACTGAGGCAGTCGATCCATCAAGTTTCTGTATGCATTAAATGTGATTCTAAATACATTGTCAAAAAAGTAATGTGGCACAGGCAAGCCTTCAAAGTCTTCGCCGTGGCCGCTTGCAAGTCTCATATCAGTTATTCCAACAGATTCAGCATAATCTTTTAATTCTTGAATATAATCAATAAATGCTTGTTTGTCTTTAATAGGCAAAAACCCGTCTAAAAATAAAATGCCTAAAACTGTATTACATCCTTCGGCTGCTGCTTGATCTAAATCTCTTTTAACCAATGCTTCCCTAACAGGTGCAAAAGTTTCATCGTCGAAATAGTTGTAGTCACACATCCATTCCATAATAATAATTTTACCTTTTTTCATTTTATTTCCTCGTAATGTATTTTTGATAGGCGTGGATCATTTTTTCTATTTAAAATTTTTGGATTCTTAGGACACATTCCACAATAACTTTCTGCTTTACGATTAAAGAAATCTTCTAATTCTTTATCTGTACAATTTGGTGTAATTGGTTTGTAAGTTAAATAATGATCCCATTTATCTGACAAATTATACATTTGTCCTGTCATCGGTAAGTATGCAAGCGGTGCGCATTTGTAAATATTGCCTTCATGTATTTGAAAACAATCTTGTCCTGTTACACAATTATTCCAACTTTCTTCTGGGTTATTATCTTCAAAAGGTTCCATGCTATTGCCAAACCCTTTGTACATCTCAAACCACACAACGTCTGATTTCCAAAAGTCTACATTAATATTATATTTCTCTTTCCATTCTAATGCAATACTTTCTATGCTTTTCCAAAGCTCATTATACTCAGTGTTTGTTCCATGCTTTGATATTTTTAAACCACAATTATTGTCACTAAGCACTTTAGGCAAATCAGGATACTTATATAATAGCACACCATTAGTGGTTATGTCAAGTCTTTCTAAATAAGGATCGTCCCATTTGTTTCTTGTTAGTTCTACAATATCTACAATACGTTTGTTCAATAGCGGCTCACCACCTAATATATCTATAGTTTTTGGAGCAAGTCTAGGCGCCCAAGTATTATACCAATCTTTTATATCTTCAAAACTTATAGGAGTAGTTGGACCCATATTAGAAAAATGGCAGCACCCTTCGCACGTAAAATTACAAGCGTGAGCAACATGCCACTCTAAATGTGGAATTTTTAGCTTAACCATATACATACTTATCAGTAATATACGCACATAAATATGTTTATGAATGCCTTGGAATTCTATAACGCAAACAAAGATTTTAACGCAACACTTCCAGAAGCACCTCGATATTGTTCAACTAATTACGATATTGCTAGTTGGTTGTTGAACAGAAGCGACTTTGCTTGGCTAGAATTAGATATAGACATTCCGCATAAGCTGTGGGAAAGCGAAACTCGATTTGCTGAATATGTAGATCATAGAGGTAGTGAACATCCTGGCTGGAGGAGTTCTTGTATACACGGAATTGATGTAGACAAAACAGGAGCATGGACTAATTACGGAGACTGGAAAGACGAATCAGAAGTGCCGTACAAATGGACAAGTCTAAGTGAAAAAACACCCCATATAAAAAAGTTTTGGGAAGACTTTCCGTATCAAACATATAGACGTATTAGATTTATGCAACTAGAAGGACGAGGAGAAATATCTCCTCATAGTGATGCTCCGGGGCGACTACCAGGAGAGCAAGGCATAGATATGTTGGACTTTGGTGTACCTATTAATGTAGCAATTACACATCCCCCTATGTGTAAAATGACGTTAGAAGGAGAGGGCATAGTTCCGTTTTTAGCCGGAAAGGCATTTATAATAAATATTCGTAAATATCATAGTGTAATAAATCAAAGTATGCACCCACGCACACATTTAATTGCACATGGTATACCTGGCAATAGAAAGTATGATTTTATAGATTTAGTAGCTAATAGCTACAGGAAACAGTATGAAAAGAGAAATTAAAATACTTGACATATTTTATGGAAACAAGTGCAACTTAGCTTGTAGTCAATGCGACACAAGGAGTGATCATGTAAGAGGCACTTCTGACGATCCTGAATTAGAAGGTATAAAAGAAAGTATAAGACTAGCTCACGAAAAATTTAATGTAGACATCTGGGGAGTACTAGGTGGTGAACCTTTATTATATATTGATAAGTGTAAGGCAATATTAGACTATCTTAGATCATTGGAACCTGATTCAAAAATAATTTTTCCTACAAACGGCATGTTACTAAGTAAAAATTTAGATTTAGTAGCAGACTTAGCTAAACAATATAACATGTGTATACAAGTATGCGATCATACTTCTGCATTTAACGATAAAAGTTATTCTAACAGAATTATACAGGCTACATTAGACTTAGCTGATAAACTTGATTTAAAAGAAAGTACTGCCGAAGAATGGTGGAGAAAAATTATCAGCAGAGAAGATGGTGGTCCCGAATGGCGACAATGGTTAGACACTACTAATTTTACTCCTGACGACTTAGACGGTAATGACAGAGCTTGGATGGGAGATCACGGATACGGTGTGTATTATATTCAGTCAGACTATTTTAGTACTATTACAAAATTTGTAGACGGAAAGCCAAAACCTTATGACGAAGGCGATCCGAAATCTTCTTACTGGAACAGTTGCCCTAGTAATTTTTGTGCTTTGCTTAGAGACGGCAGAATTTATAAGTGTGCAGCTTTAGGTACACTTGAAACATTTTTGGCAAGACACGGATCTTTAGATGATCCAGATTGGCAAAAGTATTTAAAATATAAAGGATTAGACTTAGCTAATTGTACAGACGAAGAAATTGATAAATTTATGTCTAACATATATTGTCATATAGACGAATGCAGTATGTGTCCTAAAAATAATGTTGAGGTTATTAAAAACGAACTTAACGTTTTACCAAAAAATAAAGAATTTATACGTATTCTGTAACTTGTAAAACTACCCTCGGAGTATGCCCTATGTTAGCTGCTCCGTGCATATCTGTACTTTTATCGTAAGTAAAAACATCAAATGCTTTATAGTCAGTCATTAAGTGTTTCTTATATATAAAAATATGTCCTGGTTCGTAATCTTGTAACGGAATCCAATAACGTTTACAAGGACTTTCGTGTGTGTGCGGATCACTGTGCATTGGCATAAACTGTCCTGGATATAGTTTAGTAATCCACCAATGATAATTATTTTCTAAAGGTAGTACTACAGGACCTAAGTTTTCTTGTTCATAAACCCACCAGTGTACAGCCGATAAATCGTAACCTGCTTCTTCAGCACGTTTGTATTCATCACTCTCAACTGCAAATGCTGGAGGCCAATCTCTAGGCCGGGCCTGTCCTTCGGTATCTAATACACGTTGCCTAAGTAAAGGATGAATATTGTATTTCCAATTATTTACATACTTCATTTATTAATCCTTTCACTTTTTCAAACACAATATCATTTAATTCTTGTCCAGGTAAATGATTCATTGCTAGATAATTTTTATTTGTTTCTCTCGGTCCTTCGTGATAATTAGGTATTACACTTTCTGCAATTTTAACTAAAGGAGTTTTTAATGTAATATTATTATTCCAATTATAAACATTTTCAAAACTCCATAAATGTATAAATTTTTTGTTTTGAATATTTTTTAAAATTACATTATCAAAATAGTATAATGAAGAAAGATATTCTAAATCATTTTTTTCTTCATCAAATAAATCTTTATAGTAAAGTTCTGCTGCTTTCCATTGCTTCTTGTATAAACCATTACTATAATTTATATTTAAAAATTTGTTTTTTGTATTTGAATACTCTAACGCTTCTTGTCTGCGTATATGCCTAATTTTTCTATGAAAAAATCTGTTTTTATCAGGCCAAGTAAAAATACAAATATCAGGCAAGTTGTCTTTGTTTGGCAAGAACTGATTTAAGATGATGTCCCAGTGCGAACAGCCTCCTCTACTTTTTATTGATATTTTTGTTTTAAACTCTTTTTCTAAGAGGTGTATATAAGTTTTATAGCCATCTGCAATCTGAATAATCTTATTGTTTTCGTGGCTAAAGCTATCGCCAAAAAACCCGATATTCATTAGTAATTCTCTAAATGACTTATGCCTAACACTTTTCTAAATTCAGGAGTAAATTTACAATCGACTCTTAATCCGTATTCTACTTCAGCACTACTTTCTCCGCCGTGCCAATCTTGATCATTCCAAAACGCTGCATTACAATTCAAGTAATGTTTATTTTCGCTTTCAGGATCCCAAATATAAAATCCTCTTTTTGTGCGATAGCGTATATGTATAAATTCATTATTGTGCGGACTATATTGCTTATCATCCATTACTCCGTTATTTGCATCTAAGTCTCTATGTTCAAATGCTCTACCGTTGTGATCACAGTGGAAAAATATTACCCTTCCGATTTGGCTAATGATACCTTCTTCTTGGAGGCTTTCAACCCACTTAACGACACCCGGAAAGAAAATCGCTTCTTCAGTCTTTTGACGTTCAGCGTTCCTTTCATTCCAATCTCCTTCATTCCATAAAAAATAATATATGTATGGGTCATTTGCACCCATAGTTGTTTTTAAATATCTTGTAAAAATGTTTCGTTGCCTATAGTCGCCAAAGTCTGTTGGTAATATTTTATTGCCTTCTACCTTAATAGGGTGGTCGTCTGGCAATGACTGATAGTCATCCCACGCTTGATAAATCGGTTTCCAATTTAAAATATAAGAAGCGTCCTTCCAGTCAAAGCCAGGAGCCATCCACGTTCCTTCTTTTGCATAATCTCTTGCTAATGCAAAACCTTTGCAAATTTCTGGATGCAGATTCCTAAAACCCTTTATGTCTAAATAAGGATCTAAGTTAATGTATGGTTTGCCACCAATTCCTCTAATCATACATATACTTACCAGATAAGTATTTGCATGAACGGGAATTATGAATATTATTACAACAACGTTCCTGGCAAAGGGTTATGTAGAAATAATCTAATTTATACTAGCTTAATTTCAAAAAACGGACTTTTTTGTCAATGGTACTACAACGACGAAAATTATCACGGTGGGCATAATCAAGTTGTTGACCCGTCGTTGATGGATGAAAAATTTGAACGTGAGGTTAAATTTTTAAGGATAATGAAAACACACTATCCTGAACATATTCCTAAGTTTAGTATCGACGAAAAGGAACGAAAAGTTTATTTAGAAATAGATGGACCTGATATGTGGGAACTTGCCGGCTGTGTAGGAACAGACTACTCACAGGTATTGCCTGACTGGGATAAACAGATGCTCGAAATACTACAAGCACACAAAGACTTAGGATTAACCAAATACAGTTTGCATCCGTCAAGTTACTTTATTATAAACGGTAAACTTAAAAGTATGAATTATTTCTTTACTTATGATCAAGCTGATAATGATATAAGTTTGCGTAGTGTAATGAGTCATATTAGTGAAGATAGACAAGCAGACTTATTTCCTAAAATGGCTTCTATGGGCATTGATGTAGAAGCACCTACACCGCATAAAGAAATACAACTACTAGCATTTGAAAGTTTTAAAACAAACTTTCGAGACGATGTTATGGAAGCTGCTAAAGAGATTTATAAATGAAACACTGTCCACTAACTTATAATAGTGTAGTATTATTACCAGACGACGGTGACAATCATGATATTTTACCATGTTGTTTGTATCGAGGTAATATTAGATTAAAAACTGACGATATTGAAAACGAGTATTTACACGGAGAAATGGATACTTTACGAAAGCGTTTAGATAGTGGAGAACGTGTTGACGAATGTCACGAATGTTGGGTTAAAGAAGATGTTGGTGTGAAATCAATGCGTCAAAAATCAATCGAACATTATGGAGTACTTACTGAACCAAAATTAACATTTATGGAATTTGAATTAGACAATACGTGTAATCTAAAATGTAATATTTGTTCATCAGGAAGAAGCACAGCATGGATTAAAGAAGAAATAAATTTGTTTGGTCGTGCTTCGTCTCCTGCATACAATACTACTCTATATAAAAATGTTGACTTTTCAAAATTAGATACTATAAAGTTAATTGGCGGAGAACCATTACTTAGTAAAAATATTACAGATATATGTAACAGAGTTAAAGAATCAGGCGAACTCGAAAATTTAAAGGTAGTGGGCTCAACTAATGGAACACTTATTCCTAACGGAGTAGTTGAAGATGTTTTCTTAAACTGTAAATATCTTGATTTAAATATAAGCATCGATGCTGTTGAAGGATTGTTTGAATTTATTCGAATTGGTGCAGAATGGAATAAAGTTAAAGAAAATTTAAAATACTTTCATGATCTGTACGACAACAGAAAAGGAGAAACTAACATTGTAATACATTGTGTAGTAACTCCTTATAACGTAAATTACTTGCATTTACTTGATAAATTTTTAGACGAAAACTTTCCAAAATTTACTAGAAGTAAAGATGCATTAATTACTCCTGATTTTATGTCGTTAATTGCGATGCCCACTGACTATAAAGAATATGTAAAATCTTATTTGTTAGAATATGGCTATAATGATTTACTAGGTTATATGGAGCAAGACAGTAAAAACTTGTTCAACTATTTTGTTGCTTGGCATAAAAAATTATTAAAAGTAACAAACGCAGACTTTGAAAAATTAAATCCAAAACTAAACGAACTTATAAACAATTACGATTATATTCCTGTTGTTGACGAGTTGCTATTACAAAAGAAGGAAGCATTCTAATGTATAAAACTGTTGAATGGCACGAAGGTTTAGACTTAACTAATTTTTATAACGAAGCAAGTCGTCGAGGGTTTGTTAATAACTCTAGTCAAAAAGCAATGATAGATTGCTTTCGTAATGAACGTGAATGGAATGCTTGGATACTTTACAATAACAATAATGCTGTAGGTAGTGTTGCTGCACACTCTTTTGATGATGTTATGCCAGGCGGATATCGCATACTAACTCGTGTGTGTACGTTTGCAGAAGAACGAAAGGGCGCAGGATTAATTACTCCTAAACGTCTTGTAGCAGAACATCAAAATTTAACAGACCAATTTTTGCTGCCGCAGTGCATAGAATGGGTTGCAGGACGTGGACGAATGTTTGCTACATCAAATGCTAGTAAAGAAGCAAGTCAACGCCTTGTGCATAGCTATTACTTTCCTACACTTGCTAAACTAGGTATTGTATCTAAAATTAAAGATGTACACTATAGACACACAGATCAAACTGTATGGGAAATACATCCAGAAAAGTTTTTTGCTAATTTAGAAAGATTTGAACGATGGATATAAAACAAGATATCGGAGTTAAAAAAGTTTTAGAAGGTGATGCGTTATCTAAAGTAAAAGAATTAGTAACGTATGTAAAATCACACTTTAAAAACTTAGATGTTGATGACATTAAAGAAAACATATTAAAAAATCCAACATATGATGATTTTGAATCTTGGAGTTTTTTACATTATAAAGACAATATAGCACATCTTACTTCATCATGCGAAACAGCAAGTGACGAACTAACAGAAGAGTTGTTATGCCGTTTTCCTAAAGAAAGTCAATACTTATTAAAACAAGAATCCGAATGGAGGGTAATTTATTCATATCATGCAGATTATGATTGGCCGCACCCGTATGTAAAAAATTTATTAAAAGAACAAAATCTTTATCTAGATAAATGTGATATTGCTAGAGAAGCATTAATTTTTTGGTTTTCTCCTTCTAGTATATTGCCAACGCACACTGACGGAGACGATGGACGTCCTAACTATTCATTGTTAGTCAACATAAAGTCTAATGACGTAGTTAAGTTAAAAGTAGACGATAGAGTCGATAATATGGGATTGTATGATGCATACATATTTGATGCAACAAATAGTCCACATGCATTATGGAACCCGTCAGACGAAGATTGGCTTTTTATTTGTATTAGATTAGAACGACATTTATTCGACTCTTGAAAAATCTACATTTGGATTAATGCGTTCTAATTCTGCACGTACTTGTTCAGTTAACTTCCAACGAAATTCGACTTGACGTATGCTCGGCTTTTGAGCCCAAAATATAATTGTGTCAACTATATCTTCAAAACTAGTATTATAATCGCTTTTAAATGCTGTAGGGTCATTGTTGTTTATTTCAGTGCCTTCGATAAAACTTAAATCTAAATGTAATATAGGAATACCGTTTGGATTGATGCTTTCTAAACGACATGCTTCTGCTAGTTCTTGTTTGTCATGCACATAATCTGTAGGAATAAGTTCGGGATAATGTCTACTTACACTGCCCATAACAACCATCATATCAACTTTATCTTTAAGTGCATGAAACAGTTTTAGTTGCTGTTCGTCTCTATAAGCATTGTTAATAAAAATTTCTGCACCAATTGCTTCTTCTACAACTTTGTCAAAGTCTGATTCGATGTCATAACCATTGCTGCGACTCATACCTATAATTTCATGACAACTTACTTCTGTAAATTTATCATATATTGCTTTACCAATGCCGCCGGTATGTCCTGTAATTACTATTTTCTTAGTCATTTATATTATACCCTATAAAAGTTATGTCTGGATTTTCTAACCAAAACTTTATACTGTTTGCAATCATTTGGTAATCACGATAACTGCTACTCGTTAACTGTAAATACAACATAGGATACTTGTTGTGTAATGCTAACTGTTGTACGTTTTTTTCCAGTTCCCATTTTTCTTTGCTGTATTCTGCCATTTCAGGATCAAAATTTACTGCTGCAATACTGCCCATAACAACTAGTTTACACTTATCTTTCAAACGTTCTACATACTCTAATTGACTTGCATGTGCATTTAATATAACAGTGCTACCTTCATCAATACTATCACAAATTAAATCAATATCTTCATTCAATGCAAGAGGCTTGTTAAAGCTCTTACAATGAAAATATTTTGCTAGATATTCTCCTAGCCCCTTTGTACTACCTGTTATATAAAACTTCATTCTACTCTTGGACCATTAGCAATAAAAAATGCTGCGATCCATTTTTCTCCCTTTGTTATGGGCATTGCTTCGTGTATAGTTGACTGATTAATTGCTTCATCTTCGTAGTCATATTCAAAATAAAACATACCATTTTTTACAGGCTTTACTGATACATCTAGTTCAGGAAAATCACAAGTACCGCCTTCGAAGTCACCTGTTAACCAAAAAATACCTGTTGCTTTTCTGTCACCACCTTTTTCATAATATGCAATTTCTTCTGGAGTGTAAGGAAAGTCGTGATGCAGACCAAAATACTGTCCAGGTTGATATCTATAAATATCGCCTGCTTCTATATGTTCAATCGGAAATCCAACTGTTTCTGCAAGACGTTTTTTAAAAAACTCTCTATCTTCGTTATCAGTATCCCAGCTAATACTACGCTGTTCTACTTCTTCTGTGATTTGCCCATTTGTTTGCTCTCGTGATTCTAATCCTGCATCAGGATTCATTCCTAGTTCACTGTATTTTTTTACATAGTAATCTGATTCTTCATCTGTAAGTACATCAGTAAAAACTGATATTCTAGGCATCTCTGATAATACTTTTTCCATCTTTTCTCCTTACCAAGCATTCCATATATATTTAGGTGTTGTACCACAGTTAGTTCCTGCATGCCATAATTTTCTATTTTCCCATCTAAACGTTTCACCTTGTGTTCTATTATACAAACATTTATCGTCTACAATAAAAATATGTCCCCACTGAGGCTTACCAATATGCGAGTGATATCTTGCACATTCGGGTAAGTTTTCTTCGTCATCGTGTACGTCCCAATGTATAGGAGCAAACCGTCCGGGCCATACTCTGCTTATCCAAACATTTTTACAGTCTAAATTGTAGTGTTCGTTCCAAGCATCTACTATGCTTGTGTCAAATTGTTTACCTGGAATAAACATATCCCATCCAGCAGTTCCACCTTCGTGTACAGTTTTATATCCTGCTTCTTCCCACATGTCTAATATAGGATCTAAACCAGGTATATTATCTCCACGCTTATGACTAGGTCCTACATACTCAGGATTTGAATTTTCGCAGTCTTTAATTACTGCATCCCAGTTGATTGTGTTACATACTCCAATGCTTCTTACCATTATTTGGGTCTCCCTAAAAAATGAAACAAATATTGATGATGTATACCGCAACTTGTTCCTGCGTGATAACTTCTGTAATTATCCCATTCCCATATTTCACCTTGTGGCACATTATGAAATGCTTTGTCTTCTAATATTAACACACTACCCCAGCGAGGCTTATCCATAAAGCAAACCCAGCGTTTTAGTTCTCCTTGTGCTAACCATTCTTCTTCATTGTCTTCAACGTCCCAATGATATGGTACGTTTGTTCCAGGACGTACATCACTTACAAAAACTCTTAACGGTTCTGCATTTACTATTTTTGCAAATTTGTTTTGTATTTCTATATCAAAATGTTCACCGGGATAATAGTCCCACCATTCAATTTCTTCTAAGTTATATCCAGCATCATCCCAGGTATTAATAATCTCATGGTACCTTCCTAGTAGCTCTGGATTATCACGCCAATTGCCTTCAGATCGTTCAACAACTGATTTAACTGAATTGTAGTCTCCTGTTGTACAATCCTTACAAATCTCTACAATAGGATCCCAGTCAATGATGCCGTCTGTTGTTCCTAAATACGTTGCCAATTCATTTTCCTTCTATAAATAATATGCCGGTCTACGGAGTCTTATGACCCATTCCGGAAGTCGGGGTAGCTAACAGTTGGTAAAGCAGCGGGCGGTTAACTCGTGAATGCAGGTTCGAATCCTGCCCCCGCAGCCAATTCAACTATTTTATTATATATTAGTTCGTTACCTTCCTTGTTTAATGCATTACAGGATTTATTATACCCAACATAATAAGGTCCTGTTTCTCGTTTTGTTTTTTGTAATTCTGTATCAACAATACCTGATGTAAATTTAAACCATTTAGGATACCAAGCAGGATTATCTAGCAAATGAATACACGGTATATTCATTGCTGTTATATATTGATCAATTTGTATTAGAGCTCCGTAATATCTATTCATTGCCAAATCCGGATGATATAAATGTTTTCTAAATAAAGTTAATGCATCAAATAAACTATTATAGTATTCTACATCTCCTTTACTCTTTTCAACTAGTTCTAAAAATTCTTGTTTAATAATTGTAGTATTTCCATTATCTAAAAACTCTTGTATACCAGGAGTCATCTCTTCAAATTCAATACCATAGCGTTTAAACAATTCTTGTATCATTCCGTTAGATACTACGGAATACCAATCAACAGCTTCATCTATTTCTTCAGTACCTGTAATTCCTGCACTATCTAAAAATTTTAAAATATCAACTTTACTATTAAAACTATCCTTGTCTACGTTTTGTATGTCTCTGTCCCATGTTGGAACAAATATTGCCCAAGGAGGAGTATGAATAATTATTGCCAAATCAATATTTTTTGTTTTTTTCAAATTAAACAAAATGCGTTCTTCGCTACATTGTGCTACACATTTATTAACTACATTTGTATTAAGTCTTTTTTCTAAATAACGAGTCCAATGATCTTCTTGAACTCCATCGTCTAATCCAATACTATGTCCAAACACTACAATATTCATTTAAAAATTTCCTTGTATATGTAGCTCATATCTTGGTCTCCCCATTTTACATGAGTGCCTAAACTTCTCTTAAACATAGTCTCTAAATTTAAAACATTGTCTACCGCTGCACCTGTTTCTTCTAAACGAAATTGAGCAGTTTCATGAATTATGCCTTGCATATATTTTTCTTCGATGTAAGGCTCTTCAACAGGTACACATCCGTACCAGTCAATTGCTCGCATGTTTCCTTCACTGCTTATATAATGACAGTGAGGATACATTGTTAATTTATATACGCCCTCATTGTAAATGTCAAGCATAATATCTTTAATTTGTTGACGCCAAACATTTTGCGGCCAAGGCAGCCCACTATAAATTATTTGATTACAACTTGCCTCATTCCATTTAAGATATATTTTTCTGTTAACATAATCAATATCAGTAACTTCAGGTGCGTAAGGTTTATCTTTAAAGACCTCTAAATAAGTAAGTTCATTAAACCAAAACCATTCAACAACTTCGTCAGTATATAACGGACGATCTTTTGTTTCCATATATTGATAATCATTCGGCCAAGCATAATTTTTACAGAAAGTTTTTCCGTCTTCACTAACTAAAGGCTCGTAAGTTTGTTGAGCCATGCACGGATTGCCTTCTTCGCTTAGTTTAAGATATGGTTTCCACTTCAATGCGAAACTCCTTTGGCAATTTTAAACTTAATTCTGTAATTGGTATTTTAAATTTAACAACTTCGCCGTCAACCTCAAAATCTTTTATAACACCATCTTTATTAGCAGTATTAAGCCATGGGCTAATTATATTGTCAAATTTATATCTATAATCATATTGCGGCATTGCCGGTTTAATTGTAACTTGTGCAAGTTCTTCTATTTCTGTTGCTGTTAATAGTTCTCTTACAACTAACTGTATTCTAGGAATACTACCATAGTTTGACGCAGTGTGTATATTTCCTGCATCCATATAATACCAGTATCCGTCTTTTTCTAATAAATGCATATCTTGAGAAACTAAATTAATTAGATAAGCCTGTTCGCTTTGTAAATTTAGATGCCAACGATTATCAATATCAGCATGAGCCATATAAGTAGTACCAGGTTGCATTACAATTACACGAGCTTCGCCGTGAGGCTCAGGCAAGCTCTTAAGCAATTTTTCCCAAACTGTTCCTTTATACTCTGGTTTAATTTCCCACGGATCGTAGAAAAAATCTCCAGTTGGCTGATTTAACGTAGTTTTAAAATTTTCAAAATCTTCGTTAATTTTAGGAACTTTTACAGTATATTCAGTTCTCTCTAGCATACAGATATTTAACGAATAAGTATAAGCATGAACTTGTTCTTGAATCCTGGGTGGAAGCGTATAGGTATTAGTTTAAGCGGCGGAGCAGACAGTGCTTTACTAGCATATCTTATATTAAAAGAAACTAATGCAGACATTTATTTTACTACACAAATACGAATGTGGAAAACACGACCTTGGCAGCGTCATGTTGCTCAGCAAGTTGTTAGATGGTTTAAGTATAATTTTCCTAATCGTATAGAACATTTAGAAAACTTTATACCGCCCGAAATGGAAGAACCTAATACAACTTTTATTACTGATGAATACGGCGCAGTAAAACCTGGCAATAGAATTATACTTAGAGCTCACAACGAATGGGTAATACATAATTATAACTTAGATGCATGGTATGCTGCTGTTACTAAAAATCCAGAAGACGTACCCGGCGGATTACCCGAACGAGATGAAGGTGTATTACCTTTACATATGAAACATATGGGAGTTGACATTGTGCATCCTTTCGTGTATACTAAGAAAGACTGGATTATACAACAATACTATAATTACGATATTCTAGATTTGTTTGACATTACTCGTAGTTGTGAAGGAGAGTTTGAAGGTTTGAATTATAAAACATATACACCGGGTAACCCTGTTCCAATATGCGGAGAATGCTTTTGGTGTAGAGAACGGGAGTGGGCGTTAGGTGAAGTCGAATAGTTGTACATTCTGTATGCATCCTTTTACAGGACTTGCTACACGAGAGGACGGAGCAATTAAAGTTTGCTGCCGCAGTGCTCCTATTGGCTACATACAAGACGAAACTTTAGAACAAGCATGGAACAACGACACCATGCGTGAAGTACGCAGACAAGTATTAAATGACGAGCGTCCAGAAGTATGCAAACCTTGCTTTGACTTAGAGGATCAGGGTGTACAGAGCTTACGACAACGTCATATAGCAGGAGTTATACCAGAAGCACGTATAAACTTGTATCCTAACGCACTAGACGCACTAGACGACGATTATGCAATGCCATTTGAAATTCCTACTATGGAAATTAAACTTAACAACTTGTGTAATTTAAAATGTCGTATGTGTAATCCTTTAGACAGCACAAGTTGGAAAGATTGGAACGAAGTAAAACCATATTACGAAAAAGAAGATAATATTCTTATTCCAATAATAGACAAACTTACAGATACACCAGGCAAGTATATAGGTCCATTTGACAACAGTGATAACTGGTGGAATAGTTTTGAAAAACTACTACCGTTTTTTAGACGTGTAGAGTTTGCAGGTGGCGAGCCATTAATGGATCCTTATCATTATAAAATACTAGACATGCTTGCGCCATATGGTGAAAATATAGAAATAAAGTATGCTACAAACGGTACTACACTAGGCATAAAAGGTGGACGCACTATACATGACTATTGGCCCAAGTTTAAATCAATTGCTGTAAACGTAAGCATAGACGGTATACACGATGTTTATGAATACATTAGAGGCAATGGCAAGTTTGAAGAAATAGAAGAGAACATCAAGGTGTTTAAAGAATTTCCTAATGTAAGTCGTGTAGTAGGTGCGTTTACTGTACAAGCAAATAATATAATGCAAATCTGTGATGTTATAGATTATTTCTTAAATGATATGGGCATTGTATTTTATTCACATCGTGTAAATTATCCTATGGCACTGTCTGCACAAACACTACCACCAGAATTAAAACAAAAGGTTGTTAGTGACTTAAAAGATATGCAAATTAAAATTCTTGATTACGCTGTTATACAAGAAAACGAGTTGCTCAAAACAGTTACATTACAACAAATACAAGATAATATTAATTTCTTAGAAGCAAAATGTATGTACGACACACATTGGCAAGACTGTATAAACTTTAATCGTGCATTAGATAAAACTCGCGGGCAAGACTTCTTTAGTGTGAATCCGGAGTTTAAATTCTATGTTTAATTTAATATTAACAAACGGCAAAGAAGATATTAGTATACCATTTAAAGTCAGAGACACTAACATTGCTAAAAAATGGTACGAGGAACTTTGTAAAAATTATCCATTATACGAAACAGATAGATTTACTAACTGGGGTACACAAAACCTTATACCCGAGCTTAATAAATGTATTAATACAATAAAACAGCACGGTGTTTATATTGATCGATATATTAGTAGTGCTAGTACTGATATGCAAGGAGATTTAAACTACCTGCACAAGTTCTTTGAAGATTTACGTGGCGAAGTTATTGAAGGTACTGAGTTTTTTAATAATGCTCATACAGAAGCACAAGAAGCTATTGAAAAGTTTAATGTTCTAATACACAAACTAGAAGCAGAAACTAGAACAAAAAATCATCCTACTGTAGTTGTTACATTTAAAGATAGGCCTATAATTAATCTTACAGAAGATGACATGAAGCACTTTACATTTAGATGGACATCTGGTACTGTTTATATTAATTATTGTCAGGTTGGAAAAACAATTCTTGACATATTTAAAGATAATGATACTATAGCAGACGGAATACGCCCTCAGCAATTTTATAGCGCAGATTTTATGGTTAAGTTTGGACCAACAACTTTTTATCCAATATACTTACTAAGAAAAATGTATATAAACTTGTGGCTTAAAAAACAATCATTTAATTTTAAAAATAAAAATTTAGGCATGATACCGGTAGCAGATATATCTCAAAAAATTAAAAAAGATGACTTAAAAAAGTTTAATAAAGTCAAAGGTGTAACATGTACAAAGTAACATCAAAATGGCCTCATCAAAATTCAATTAAGGTTGAATGGAACTTAGGCAAGCGTTGCAACTTAGATTGTGCATATTGCCCTGCGGAAATACACGACAACTTTAGTCCGCATACTAATATAAAAGTTTTGTTAGACACAGTAGATGCATTAGCAGAATTAGACAAGCCTATACGTGTAAGTTTTACAGGTGGCGAGCCATGTATACATCCTGACTTTGAAGAACTTGTAAAACATGCAAGACAAAGATTAGACTGGATAAATGTAACCACTAACGGATTGAGGCCTTACACGTGGTATGCTGAAGCACCTGTAGATCATTATGTGTTTAGTTTACATTTTGATAACGAACATTGGGAACGAGCCATGGATAATATTATGTTGTTTGGTCAGCATAATGAAAACTTAGATCGAATCCCATTTCAAGTAAATGTAATGGCACACCATGAACATATGGATAAAGTGAGAATGGCTGTTGCACGTTTTCACGGACATAACATGCCATATGTCATAAGACGTATACGCTGGACTGAAAAGCATGATTGGTTTGACGATATGCGTTACAAAGAAAAAGATTTAAAATGGATTTTAGATACTAACGCAACTGCGCTTCCAAATTGTGTAATAGATGAAAATAATTTAAAACACGCTAACGATATTATTAAAGAAAATTTAAATGGATTTGAAGGGTGGAAATGTGCCGCCGGTATTGAAAGTTTAATGATTAATTGGGACGGTGAAGTTCATCGTGCTACTTGTAGAGTAGGAGGAAGTTTAGGTAACATATATGACGGCAGTTTTAAACAACCGGAAGAGTGGATAACTTGTACACGCAAATGGTGTACTTGTGCTGCCGACATTCCGTTAACTAAGGTAAACATAGAATGATTACATTTTGTATTGTAGATGATATAGATAACTATGCAAACGAGTATATAAAAACAACTATTAAAAATATTGCTGACTTTACAGTAAGCAATCTTTTAGTAAAAGGTTATAAAGTTATTACAGGTAAAGACGAAGATGAGCTATTAAGAAGTGTAACCACTGATTATGCTGTTGTAATGAGCCCTGGTACTGAATACATTAATGGATTTGCATTTTTTGAAGCATTAGAAGAACTTGTAAAAAAAGATTTTTTTATAGCAGGACACATACTAGATAGGACTATGTATGATGCGTATTATGAAGTACATCATCAGTGTTATGTACTTAATATGGCACATTTTAAGCGTTTACAAAGCCCTACAGTGGGGTTTAAGGAATTACACGCATCACACACCCAGACAGAACCTGCACGTAGCTTAGACAACATACACGACAACTATACACCTACATTTGTAATGCCAGGCACTCGCAAGGTACGATATGCAAATCGTTGCCATGGATGGAACTTGTTAAGACTAGCATTTGAAAATAACTTGCCTGTAATAGTGTTTGATGATAGTATTAGAAATAACAAGAAGCATTACTATCCAGAAAGCGAAAAAGATTATTATTGGAAAAAGGAAGCAATCGAATACAAAAGCTATTACTGTAAATACGAACACGTACATACAGAAAATACTGAATGGACAACAGGAATCACAGACAAGTACGAACAGTTAGTTTTACCTGCTAGTGGTACATTATATTTAGACTTAGTTGACAAAGGCAAAGTAATATTTTACGATTATAACGAAAAAGCATTAAAATATTGGCAAGAAAATTGTCCGCGAAAGGAAGGTATAGAATATGTTTTTGTTCATACAGATTTACTCAATGAATTATCTATTGTAAATTACTTAGATCCCAATTTAAAAACATTAGTAAATTTATCAAATATATTTTCTTACGAAGGCACTGTTGCACAAAATTCTTTAAAACACAGACTACTTGCGCAAGAAAATTTAGTTGCTAGATTAAATTTAAAAGTTAAGAATTTATACATAAACTTTACACAAAAAGCTGATGCAAAAATCTTAGATATTGCTAGTTGGCATTGATTTTGTAATGTGTGTGTCAGGTTGACAGTCGCAACAATCTTTAGGGCAAACAACAGGTTCTAGTTTATCAAACTTTACTCCGCAACTTCCACTAACATTTAGTCCAGCATCTATAGCAATACGTTCTAGTGGCATATTGCACTTCCAGCCTTTGAAGTAGTTTTGCTTGTTCATTATATGTGTATTTGCTGTTGCAGGAAATTGCTTGTCTCCGTAAAAGCCTAAACTTTCTACGTGTCTATATTCTGATATGTCTTTGCTCAGTGTAAAGCGTTTGATAGGATCTTTTAGATAGGCTAACTGTTCTTGTGTATAACTGTTAACATCTCTACCAGGGCTGCTTACAACTTCCTTTGCTTGTACGTTCCAAGGCAATCTGCTGTTTAGCATTATGTTAACATAGTCTACACAACGGTTCCATTCTTGTGCATCCATAAGCATCATACCTAGAACTTCTGTGCCGCTTTCATATAGTGTGTCTGCAACTTCTACAAAGTGTGAAATGTCTACATCATGCACATGACAACTGAGTACTGCTTCGTCAATAAACTTTGCATTGTCTTTCCACCAACGTAGTGTTCTGCTGCCGTTGCTTACTAGACTTATTCGTACATTTGCTAGTTGCTTTACACGCTCGCAAAAATATTCTAGTTTGGGCCACAGCGTTGGCTCTCCACCTCCGGCAATAGTCAAATGATATTTTGCTTTGTTGTATTGTGCAAATAACTTTTCAAACTTGTCAAGAGCAACGTCTACATCACTATAACGATATTTGCCATCTGTGCTGCCTGGAAAGCAATAGGGACAATTAAAGTTACAAATGTCTGTGGGCCAGAATGTAATTTCTAGCTCATCGTAACTTCTTGTGTTTATTATCCGTGTTAGTTTCATAGCAGGTGTGCTAACTCTGGAAAAGTTTTTGCTGCACACAATCCTCTAATTGCATCCAGTTTGTTTACATATTCTTTAAAGCCCGGCAGCAAGTGTGAACTGTCACGACTGTCCATATACTTTAACATACCTTCCCACTGTCTCCATCCTTTGGGATTATGTAGCCAAAAGTCATCATCCTGTGTGTAGTTTTCCCACAGCCATTGTTTTAGTTTTGCAAATCTATGATGCACTTCTAGTTTATCTTCCTCAGGCAACATGGTAATGTTTAAGAATGTAGGTATATGTACAAGGTGTGCATTTACTAATCCACCTCCCATTACGTTGCCGTCAATTAGTCCTATGTTTACTTTTTTAAATTTGCTGTTGACTTTCCACTTGACAAACTCTGGTATAGTTTTTATATTGAACACTTGTACTGCTGTTGCAATGCTTATGTGTATGTTGTCAGGCGTGTCGTCTAGTAATCTTAGTGTGCGTTCTACATCTGCAAACTTTGTAGGGAAGCGTATGTATTCATCACGTTCGTTGTAACTGTCAATTGAAATAGCAAACTTGACTTTCTTAAACTTGCTCCACAGTTTGATTAGTTCTTCGTCTACAAGTATACCGTTTGAATTGTAACGTAGCAATATGTTTTGCTCGTATCCTTGACGTACAATTTCTTCCAAAAACTTTTTATGTTCTGCAATCATAAGCGGCTCACCACCAGCAAAGTAAACTTGCTTTAGGTTTGGAACTTGTGCATACAGCTCATCCCAGAACTTGCCTTTTTCATACCATTTGTTGTTGAACTCTTTTTTGTCCCAGCGCATCTGACGTTTTACATCTTCGTCTTGTAACACAGGAATAAGTTTTTGCCAGTCTGCTACCCACTTTGAACTGTCATGCGGGCTGCACATTACGCACTTGATATTACAAGTGTGTCCTAGTCGCAAGTCTAAGTATTGTAGTTGCTCTGGAACGGTTCCGTCTTCTTGAGTCTGAGCAATAAGTTCTTCTACGTCAACGCCTTCATCGTTCATCCATGTAGCAGTTTCCCAGATGCGTTTGCTAACAATGCCTTGTGCTTCTTCTTCAAAGCATCCTTTGCAACTAGCAGGTATTTCACCATTAAGCATAGTTGTGCGTACACTTTTCATATAGTCGCTGTTAAACGCTTCTAAGGGCGTTGTACGTGCGAAATTAGCGGGCTTTCCGTCCTCTGCTTTAACAAGTCCTACTTCGTGATCCTCGCCCGCACCACTGGCATTAGCAGTACAACAAAGTCGCATATCTCCGTTAGGACGAGTAGCAAGATGTATCCAAGGAAGCACACAGAAAGTACACGATGACTTAGATTCTAAATCACGCTGGAACTTTCCTAGTCGTGTATCTTCACTGTCGTACCATTTCATTTCTTTTTGCCTATAATCATAAAACGTTCGTACTTAGGTGTATCCATACTACCTCTATAGAAGGGCTTTATGCCGCTCATTTTTGTAAAGTCATTTAAGTCAATTGAACAGCGTATGTGTTCTTCATGCTCAAAGTAATTATTACTTTGTAATACAATAACTGCATCATCAGGCTGATTGCTTAACCACTGGTTGTATTGTTCTTGTGTTATGTGTTCGCAACTGGTATTGATAGCAACATCTGCCATTGTTGTGTATGTTGTCATATCTGATGTTATTGCACTAAATCTTCCAAGCATCTCTTGACGCTTATTTACTGTGCGGGCTATTTCTTCGCACGTAGGATCAATATCTATGCTTGTAATATGTTCAATATTAATTTTGCTGTTGAATAATATGCTAGACAGTACACCGTTCCATCCTCCATATATTGCTATTGTTCTTTCTTTATGATATCGAGGTAAATTTTTTTCAAGTTCTTCAACAAGCCAAGTTTTACTGCGAACTTGTCCTTTCCAAAAACTTTCTAAGGTGCGATATCTATCTTCGCTGTTGCGAATTGCATCCATCCAAAACAGAACGTCTTCTATATCAACTTTCATATTTCACCTTAGGTAATTTACTATCTGCCGAACTAACACATGTAGGTGTTACACACTTGCGTGGTTCTTTGAATATTTCAAATCCTTCAGACAATGTGCCCAAAGGCTCTTCATGACAACTGTAACTGCGTTTAACTTCGTTTTCACGAATAACTATTCCTTGGTAACCTGCATTGCAAGTCCACCCTTGAAACTTGTTAAAGCCAAACGCATTAAAACGTTCTGCTTGATCTAATTCGTACTCTATTCCTTTGTTATCGTAGAGTGCGATTTGTGCGACTTTTTCGCCTTGCCACTGCTGTGGGAATCCTTCTTGCATGAGTCGAACTTGTTCATGTGTATAGCCTCCAACCACGCTTGTGGCGGTATCATTGGACTGAGGCTTGAGAGTGACATTAATACCTCTGGAGGCAAATCGTTCCAAACGGAAGTAAAGCTCTTCAAACCTTTCTGGAACCATAACTTGATTGATCGTAACATAAACTCCTCCATTCATAAGTTGCAGACATTTGTCTCCAAACTCTTGTTCACTAGCAAATTCATCGTGAAAACTTGCTGTTATACTTTTACGTTGCAAAGTGCTTGTTGCATCTAACCACCTATTCCACCATTTACTTCCTGGTGACAAATTTGTAGTCATATGTATACTTTGATACTCGGGTGCTGTATCACTACAGTAATGATCTATAATCTCCCCAAAGTATTTATAGGCTGTAGGCTCGCCGCCACTGAAACTGAAGTGGAAATCTGTGAAGTTATTTGCACGAGCCTGTGCTTTGATGCTATCAAGGGTGTTTAAGTAAATTTCTAAATCATGGTGGTCCGGGGTACTAGATCTAGCGTATGGCCAGCAATAACTGCATGAATAATTACAAAATCTAGCCAGAATCCACGAAACTGTAAAAAGATGGCTCTTTAGGAGGGTTTTCTGCCCAAACTCAGTAATATTATGCCACGGAATATTTGTTGTTGTCGTCATATACTAGCTTACTACACTGTCTTGCACAAGTCATACATTTGTCTTTACCTTGCCAAAAATCCGGTAGCCTTTCAAATAAGTTACTATCAAAATGTAATACATTATCTTTACAATTAGGTATTCCTACTTTTCTTAAAATGTCTTTAGTATTTTCTACACTTAAATTTCTTAAATAATGTATAGGCAATTTTTCTTCGATAGGTTGTTCTAAATAATCGCCTCCTAGCCAACAACAAGGAAATATATCACCATAAGGGTCAACATATATTCCTTTATCAGTTATGCATTTAGGATCTATCTTACTTTGTTCTATTGCAGCATCTCTATAATCTTTATCTACTAAATTTATTAAACTTTTATTAGGTGTGCGTTTAAAACGTTCTGATTGTGCAGGTGAAATAGTGTATTCTACATTGCCGCTATTATCATGAACTTCATAAGAAGTCATTTCGTAAAAACGTGTGGTGCTAACAAAGTTTACTTTTTTTACTCCTAGTTCTAGAAGATATTTTTCAAGATCGTCTACATCATATTCATTATGTGCAAAAACTAAGCTGTCAACTCTTGCGTTTCCGCCAGCATTACAAAATGCTGTTAAGTTTTCAATAACTTTATCAAACTTTGTATTTTTACGATATAATTCATGTTTGCCTTTAAATCCGTCAACCGCAAACACAACTTCAATATTATATTGTGCAAGCTGTTTCCACCAAGCAGGATTTCGCATTCCTCCATTGGTGTGTATTCCTAGATGTGTAGTAGGATTACATTCTCTAACATAAGAATATATTTCTAAGCAATCTTGTGCAAAAGCAGGATCTCCATAATTACCACAACTATAAAAGTTATACAACTGTGCTAAAAAAGATTTAGGAAACCATTTTTTAAACTGGTCAATAGATATATCACCGTTACGTATAAACGGACGTGTGGCGCCGCCATGATAATTTCTAGCACACATCGGACACTGTGCTTGACACTTATCTGTAAGTTCTATGTGAACAGTTCTAATATCAGATACTAACTGCATCAAACTGCTCCTTTAGCCATTCAAAGTTATTAATTAAATTTAAGCTATCTGGTTTATAGCGATTATCATAACCGTAGTCACGACCACTCCGAGCACCGTGAATAGCATACTTTCCATACAATGTATCCTCTCCCATCTCGCACCAGGTGTTAAGTCTTTCTTCTGTTTCATTATCTACTTGTCCTCGTATTGTTTTACTTGATAATTTACAACATTCTCTAAAAGCACTTTTCCAAGTTGAAAATGCATCCGTGTCAAATGCTGTTACATTGCTTACACTATCCATCGCATTAAACTTAGGACTAATACTTGTTGTCATATCAGTCTTTGTTACATCCATATTAAGTGTTTCTTTTACTGGAAATAACTTTACGCCACCGTAACCGTATTCTAAATCATTTATTGGATTACGACTACGCCAAACAAACACTTGATCTCTTTGCCATTTCGGCACTTGATGATCAAAGTTAAAATCATTTAGTACTTGTGCATCACCGTCTACAACAAAAAACATATTTGTTGTACATAACTTTGCTGCTTCTATATGTGCTTGATGAATGCCTTTAACACCATGTATGCGTTTTGCTCTAGGAAAACGCTGTGTAAGCATAGTATAGTTATCATCTGCATTAGATTCGTTATAAGAAATGAATACTATATCATATGGTTTAGGCGTACTAACAGTTATATCAATTTCTTTTTTGTTTACAAAAAACCTGTAGTCAAATTCACGCTGTGCAAGTGTCTTATCTTTGTGTATTAAAAAAACACCGTCGTGGTACTTGCCGTTTTTAAATACATGTATGTTATCACGTTCGTAATAAGGTATATGATATTTGAAGTCCCATGTTACATCTACATCACTAGGTATAACATAGAAAAAGTGTGTGCTTACTTTTTTTCTTAGTTCACAAAATTCTTCGTATGTGTTTACTACAATTTTATCGTATGCAAGTGAATCACTTGCTATTATATCGTGTTCTTTTTTATTTGTAATAAATCTATATTTAAACTCACGTTCACTTATAGGTGCATATTTACTGCATAGAACAATACCGTCGTAGTATTCACCGTTTTTAAATACATGATTAATTTTTCTGTCATAATCATTATCATGACTGAAGTACATATCAAATTTAAAGTCGTCACGTACATGTACATGTGAAGGAATCATCCAAAACATTTCTGTTTCTACGTTTTCTAAAAAACTAAGATAATCTTCATAGCTATTAACTGTACAAATATCGTATTGTCTAGGACCACTTACTACATCGTCCCACTGCTTTGCATTTACTAAGAATCTGTAGTCAATTTGTCTTTTGTTAAGTGGTTTATTTTTTGAACATAAGAAAACGCCGTTGTATAGTTTCCTTCCATCAACATCATGTACAAACGCATGATTTTCCTTTCTATCATAACTGTTATGATGACTAAAATAAAAGTTGTTTATGTATGATTGACTGTATTTTAAGTTACGTGAAACTGCCCAAAACATTTCTGTTGAACTGTTTTCTAATGCACTTTCATATTCTTCCCATGTATCAATATAATACAAATTAAAAGGCTTAGGTGTACTTGCTACAATGTCTACTTCTTTTTTGTTTATAAAAAATCTATGTCGTATTTCGCGGTCTGAAATATCTGCACGTTTAGGCACAAGTAAAATGCCATCTCGATGTGTACCGTTTAAAAAGGTATGTATATAATCTTGGCTCCATTCGTCTGCACGATAATCAAATTTAAAATCATCACAAATATCAACATCGGGCCAAACTACCCAAAACATTTTAGTAAAAGACATTTTTTGAGCGTGTTCTAATGAATCAGCAGATTTTGCTCTTGGATACTTTTCTTTTAGTTGTTTCCAAGATGTCGCTGCATAGATTGTATTATCATTTATAAAAACAATATCATACATTATAGTATTATACGCTCATTCGTACATCATGTCAACGAAAAGTTCTAAAAACTTTCCTTGCATTCGTCTGTTTAAAAATTTTTCTCTATTCTTTTTTAAAAAAGGTTTGATGTTCTCTATTCGTTCTTTAATCTGCTCTTCAGGTAATGATTTGATATATGAAATATTATTAACAATTTCTTTAGATCGTTTAGCAGGATAATAGATGCTGTCGTATTTTTGACTAATCATTTGATTGAATGTAAAATATCCTTGATTATTTAAGTAAGCAATTATATCTGCACATCCTAATACTGCAAACGGATGTCCTATATAAATGTATTTCCATATTTCGTAACTTGTTGCTAAACTTCTAATTTCTTGTTTATAATCTGTACCTGCAGAAATTTCATGGTTTTCACATAAGATTGAAAATATTGTATCATTTAAGTTAACATCGTCTTTATTATCATATTCTTCGATGCGTTTCATTATACGAGTTTTATTATCTTTTTCAAAATGAGATTGCCTAGGATCAATGTATACTATTTTTAAATCTCTTTTTAAATCGTACTTGCTTTTGTCAAATGTATAATATCCATCATTAATTGCATTTTTATCAATTAGTTCTAGTAGTAATGCAATATCGTGATCTCTGCCATCGCTAGGAACTAAATTGTAAACTTTTTTCGGATTCCAGTTATCAATATCAAATTCTGGAATAGGTTCATTAAATAACTCTAAGTCAGAATGCGATAACCAATGCAAACTTGATTGGCCTGTTTTTACTTTAAAAATTAATTGCGAATAAACTTGCCACCAATCAAATCCGTAAACAGTTTTTAAATCTAGCATATTTCTATAAACATCGTTTAATTCACCTAATACTAAATGAATATTTTTTCTTGGTATGCCAGATTCAACTAGTTCGTCTATACGTATTTTTAATTTTCTAATAAAATATCTTGTTCCAGTAATTCGAGGAGCAAGTATTAAAAGTCTCATTTTATTTTTTACTATAAGTGCTTTTGCTCTAGCAGATAATAAATTAGTCCAATCTCTGTTCCAACCATATATTGAATGATTAATTTCGATCGGATAAAATAAATTTTTAGCAAATTTAGGTTTTCCGGTATGAAGTTTTACTACAGTTTTTTGTGCCTTCATTACAAAATAAAAAGTATTAAATTTTGCAATAGGCGATTCTGGTCTATAATTTGCAACATGAGGTACACGTCTTGCGTCATCAGTTAAGGTAATTTCTTTTGCTCCGTTTGGAGCAGGCACATCTTCTATTATATTATCGTAGTATAAGTTTATCATGCCATTCCTTGAATGTTTCTGCGTAGCTTTGATTGCGTATAACATCTAAACGTTTGTTCTCTGTTAAGAACTGTTCAAATGCTGCTGTATTTGCTTCTTGACTTAGAAAATTATTTATATTGTCATAGAACGGCATACCA